TCCTCTCTATTAAACGACTGGGGGAGCCACCGGGAGCAGCAGCCCCCCCATGATTAGTTATTGACTACGCAACCATGTAACGGTATGCGCCTGCACCGATCTTTGTTGCAATTGCGCCGTAGCCGTAGTATCCAACCTGAACCTGACCTGTTGAGATGAGGTTTGTCTGGAGTGATAGGCGTGGTGACTCGTACCATGTGTAAGCATCTGGGTTGATGATAATCATTGAGTTATCGCCTGTACCAGAAAGGTTACGAGCTACGCGAAGGTTTAGACCGAGAAGGTTTCCACGAACTGCTGTTGCTGTAAGTGTTCCGCCTGCGTTCTGTGGGTTGATTGTCTGTTGGAAGATTGGGCGATTTGAAGAATCGACCAAGCCCATAAGCACGCCCCATTGATCTGGAGATACTGCGATGTTTGTCGCAAATCCAAGAGTGTTTGTGTAGATAGATACTGCTGCATCTGCTACGAAATCAGCTGCAAGAGCGCCTGTTGTAAGAGTACGGTTTCCGCCGTCTGTTCCGCCTGCGATAAGAGCTGTACCAACTGCTCCATCTGTAGCCTTTGCGTATGCGTATTCCATCTGGCGAACAAGTTCAGCGAAGAACGCTGGTGAAGAGCGATCAAGAAGCTCTAGTGAGAATGTTTGCTGACCGATGTACTTCTTAACATCAACAGATACAAACGCTGCGTTCTGATCTGTCTCTGATGGTGTTCCGCCTTCAGTTGCTACTGCAACTGTTGGAGCAACTGTAATCTTAGGAATTTCAAATGTCATTCCTGCATCTGGAAGAGCTCCAGTTGAGATTGAGTCGATCAATGGGCGGTCTGCGTTTGAGATGCCGTTGATAACTTCAGTAAGTTGACGAGTTGGAACGAGTCCAGCGTTGTCTGTTGTGTCTGCTGCTGCTGCAACATACATCTTTGATGTGTCGTTGCCGAGTGAAGCGCGGACTGAGTGCTCGAGATAAGAAGCCTTATCAACGATTGGGTTACGAACAATTGTTGAAATGTAAGGTGCTGTTGCAGCCTTAACTTCAACCTTTGCAGCCTCTACCGTTTCTGCGGCAGGAGCAACTTCTGGAACGGTAGTGTCTGACACTTGTTCTCCTTCTGTGGTTGATTGTGTTTCTTCCTGAGTTGTCTCAGAAACTTCGGTTTCTTCTGCCGCTACTTTTGCGACCTCTGCGCCTGGGATTGCGCCGTCTGTTACGAGGCTAACCTCGATGAGGTTGGATGCGCTGATAGCCATGACTCCATTTGAGTTATCCCATGACTCGACATCTACCCCAACGCTGAAATCTGAACGAAGGCCAGTTGCGGCTTCCTCGAGAGCATCGTTGCCTGCTGTTGTTTTAGCGATCTTAAATTCTGCTGTAATGCCTTCTGCATCTTGCTCGAATGACATTAACTTACCAAGTGGGCGAGTTGTGTCATGCTGAAGAACGAGCTTAGTGTTCTTAGACATTGTGATTGAGTCTGGCTTAAACATTGTGCGGCCTGCTGAAGTGTTGCCTTCAGCGTTCCATGAAACAATGCGGCCTGCAATGATTCGAGACTCTGTATCTGCCGCTGTAATAGCGACTGGCATTGTTATCTTCATGCGTTCTCCTTGTTATCGATAAGGTCTTCTTCTTCTCTAATCTGCTCGACACTCATAGCGCCGATGCGATTAAGAATCTCGTATACCTGAGCACGCTGTAAAGCATCTGAGCGCAGGAATTCATCTAGTGAGAAACGAATCTCTCCAGTTGAAGGGCAGAAATCCGGCATAGAAAGGCGCTGTTCAATAGCTGTAAGAATTGGCTTCATTGAGAAGTCGATAAGCGAACGGCGTTCTGAAATCGCGTTGCTGTAAGTCATCGAAGTTGCTTCAGCGCTCACGAAGTATGCAGGAAGGTTGCAAGCGCGAGCCAATTCCAATGCGACATACTGACGAGCCTCGTTCAGCTGTAATTTGGCAGGATCGATGCCCAACGCTTGCAATTCAACATCAGCGTTTAAGAACGCTGTTGACTTAGTGAGTCTGGCCGTACGCCATGACTCGAGAAGCTTTGAAATACGCTCTGCTGGAAGATTTGTGCCGTTTGATTTAAGAACCTGAAGTGGAACTGGCTCTTTAGCAAAAGTTTCTGCTGCTTGCTCTAATGCATGAGCTGCGCGAATCGTGCGACCTGCGCGATTAAGTAATCCTTCATCCAGGCCGTAGAACACTACAAGTGAACCGACTCCCTGATTAGGAACTACTGAGCCGTCTACCTGGTAGCCAACAATTTCTGTTTCATTATTGTTTAATTTTACTGTTACACGATCTGGCGCAACGCGAGTCCATGCACGAACTCTTCCTGTGTCACCATATTGCTCGAGGACTTGACCATACCCAACACCACTTAGCCAGAGGTCTTCCGCGAGCCATGCGTAAATAGCAGAACCAGGAACGCGTGGGTCTGGCTGGTTAATAACTGCTGACGTGGTCATGTGTGAACCATCGACCTTGGAATACTGCTCGAGAGGCAACCCGGCAAGCGTTGAGCAGATGATTCCCCTGGCGCGAGCGATGGTTGGTACGGCCATGGCTGTCTGACGAGTTGCAACTGACTGAGTAAATACGAAAGGATTAAATGAAGCCGTGTTATTAAACGGCGCAGGAGCTGAAGCCGCATCGACTGTAAGCTCGATTGCTGGCTTTGATGATGTAAAAATGTCCCGGATTCCCATTGGACATATTATACGCTACTGTCTAGACATTATCCTACCTGAATGTCTACTTCAGATTCAGCGCGTGTCGCAAAGTGAGTAACCATTGCTGAGGCAACTGCTCCGCAAACAATTCCCGAAGCTTTGCGCCCCATGACCCAACCGCCATCGCCTCGAGTTAATTTAACGGCGCTGAGAACTTGCTTGGTCAATTCCTCTTGATCTGAATGGACAAGGCGCATAGAAGAAACCGCTGAGACGAATTCATCGCAGGATTGCTGATACTCCTGGCTATTGATTTCATAGACTGGAATTCCGGCTGGTGATAATCGAGCTGCAACGGCTGAGGCTGTCGACTTGCTATAGGCCACGGCATTAACCGGGAACTTGCGCACCCAGTAAGCAATATCGTTAGCCATTTCTTTATCATCGAGGTTAACTGGATTAAACCAAGTATGGAGAAGGTTGACCATAAACTTATCGCCGTCAATTCTTTGGCCTGCGACAAGGCTGCCATGCTTTCGGTCTGGACTTAGATCAATAGCCATCCAAGTATCGACCTCGACATTTAACTGAGGCAGGTTATCGACCTTGCACTTCTTCCATTCGGCTTCCGAAATGACCGGGTTAATCATCGAGACGAATTGGCAAAGGATTTCTGTCCTGAAGATGTCCTCGCGATCCGATAAACTGTCCTTGATATTATCTTCATGGACTGTGTGGCCAAGGCTCGGGTTAGATTGATACCAAGCTTCTTTATCGGTTATCTCGGCTCCGGGTTCAGCACTCCACTCGAACCAGCCAATAGAATCATCGGCTCCTTCACTAGCTGCAAGGCCTCGTTCCCTAAACTTATGCAATAGGACTGAATTGGCATGGCCAGCATTGCTATAAACATAGGCTTGCGGGTTGCTGTTTGACATCTGGGTAAACCGCATCGAACTCCAAACATCTTCTGTATCGAATTCTCGTAACTCGTCAATATGAATAACATCAGGTGCGGCAATACCTCGAGCAGCTGAGTTCCCGGCTCTGATTAGGTAGCGAGCCTTATTCTTAAACCGAATCTCCTGCGATCCCTTGGATTCGTACTTCTTTGCAAAGTTATCCAGTAGTAGTTGGCTATTCTCGATTATCTCTGAGACCTTAAAAAAGATTTCAGATGAGGTAGTTAACTTATGAGCTGTGGCAAGGTGCATCTTTTCGCCAAGCACATAGATGCCGAACAAAATTCTAAGAGCCATAAAGGTCGACTTGCCCTGCTGGCGTGGAAGCATGATTCCTATAACTGGATGTAGCCAACGGCCATCGGCCTTGTATCTTAGGCAGTCTCTTGCAAGCTGCTCCTGCCAAGGTAGCAATGGGAATCCAATATCTTTACAGAATTGAATCATCTCATCGCCTCGAGTTGGTAGATCACTAGGCTTTGACCGGATTCTAGGCACTTGGGAGCCATAACGAGGTTCTGTAACCCCTACCTCAGCCGATTGCAGCCCGATAGAGACGATTTCAGCCGTCATGACTAGTTCTCATCCGATTCAAGCCGATAATGACTTGTTGAGGCGTTTTCGGGGTAAAAAGAAACAG